TTATATTTCATCAAGCACTTTGACAATTTGACTATCAGATTTCTGTTTAAGTTCATCCAGCATGTAAGCATATGTATTAGCTGTAATGCTCATATTTGAATGACCCAATCTTTTAGAAATAGAATAAAGATCTACCCCTTTAAATAAAAGTAATGCAACGTGAGTATGCCTTAAGCTGTGGAAATGGAAACCTTTCTTCTTAATTCCTAATTTATCTAATTGTTTTCGTAAAACTTTATTAACTGCATTTGAAGTAGGAATGGTACCTGCACTATCAATAAACAATCTTTGATGATTATTTACTTTTAATTGTTTTAAAATGTCTAATAGTTTTTGATCAACTTTGATTACTCTAGTTGAAGTTTTATTTTTGGTTTCTTTATTAATCTCATTAGAATCATAATTAATAATTTTATTATTATCATAATCCCAGGACTTGGTAATATGTATTTCAAGATGATTAAAATCTATATCGTCCCAAGTTAAAACTCTTATTTCTCCTGGCCTCATGCCAGTATAGATAATTGTTAATAGCATATATCGACTGACATATGTTGGCTTAATATCTTTAAGTAACAGAGTCTTTAATTGCTGAACTTGTTTAAAATTGAGATATTCTATTTTTCTTGTTTTGTCTTCGTTCCAAGTTAAATTAATTCTATCAGTGAAATTAATTCTAACTAAGCCATCACTTACAGCATCCTTTACGCAGCTTCTAATTGTACCGTTAGTTTTCTGAACTGTATCTTTTGCATGATTTTTACCATAACCATTAAGAAAGTCCTGATATTTATTACGGGACATTTTTGATAACTTAGTTTTGCCAAAGGCTTTTTTTAAAAGCACGTAAATATGAGCATATCGATTTTTAGTATTATTTGATTTTCCAGGTGCTTTATAGCGTTTATACCACTCGTCAAAGTAATCAGCAAAAGTTGGATCTTGATCCGATATTAAATTTTTATCTTTGGCTACTTCAAATTCATTAGCCCATTTTTTTGCTTGCATTTTTGTTGCAAAGCCACTTTTAGTCTTATATTTACGAGTGTTTTGTTCATCGTACCAAGATACCTGAGCTTGCCAAGATTTACCGCGCTTTTTTATATAAGCCATTTTAAATTTTATCTCCTATGCTATAATAGGGTATGCAAAAGGGCATAACCCTGTTGTTTTTTAAGCTATTAAGAACTAGTTTTCCAAGCGTATTCTTAATAGCTTTTTTGTTTTGTATTCGTTTGTAACTATTATTTTTGTCTTCCTTGTAAATCACATTATATTTGTAGCTTGCTTATTGGACAATGTGTTTTCTTTAGAATCTAAATTTTTTACCACAGTTCATGCAAATCATATCTACCTTTTTGGTATTTTTACCTGCAAATCCTGCTATAGCACCAAGTCCTCCAGATAATGCAGTACCAGCAACAGCTTTACCAACAGAAAAACCTTTACGATGTTGACCTACGGCTTGAACATTTGTTGATCTGCATTTTGGACAATGTGGTTGTCGCATGGAGTTTATAACAGATCCTATCATGCTTGTAACTTTTACGGTCTTTTCTAACTTGCTTGCTTTTTCTTCTTGTACTGGTTGTTCGGTAACGTTAGCTGTTTCGCCAGGTTGACTGCTATAAGTATTGTTTTCTGATTTGAGCTCTTGGTTAGCATTATCCACGATTTCAGGCTCAGGTTCAGAAACAGGTTCTACCTCTTTAGGAGCAGAGGTAACGACAGCTTCTTTTTTAACTATCTCGGACTGCTGTCTTAATTGATTTAAAGTTTTCTGGTGTTCAATGGAATCTTTTAGCTTTTGTTGTTCAATTAAATTTTTGGCTTCTTTGAAAGGTAATCTCCCTTTATCAAGTTCAACCTTTACAGTATCTTTTATGCCCAAAGGTAATTTATAGCCTAGTGCTTTGATTAAATAGTTATTGTCATCAGAACATATTTTTTCTTTACCAACGGAATATCCTTGATTATTGAAAGATAGTTTTTGACCACATATTGCACATGTCTTGCTCATAATATTCCTCCTAAATTAAGTTTTATATATTATAACGTTTTCATTGAGATTAGAATACTAGATCATCATTTTCTTTAAACAGTCTGTACACATCGCCTTTAATACGATAAGGGATGCCAAACTGTTCCATAAAAATGCCAGGCTCATCAAATGTTTCAAACTGACTGGATGCATACTTGTATATTAGATTAAGCGAATATAGATCAGCCTTACGTTCCTCAGAATTAACAGGCTTACCACAATAAAAAGCTCCGTTAACATTACCATTCATAATATGACCAATTTCATGGCCTATAATAAAAGGCAATTCAAATTTATTTTTACTGTTTTGGTTTATAACAATCAATTTTTTATCAGGTAAAGCTACTGATTGGTAACTTTGCTCTCTTAGAATTAAAGCGCAGCTAATTCCATGGTCAAAAGCATATTTTAGAAGGTATTTTATTAAATCTTCCATCACTCACCTTTGCCCTTTCTAATATCACTGTCCATTAAGTTGCGTATAACATCAAGATATTCTTTAGGAACCGGTTTGCCACGATATGAATAAATAGTTTCGTCATCCGTGATGTCAACAAAAGGATGGCTTTCTTTATTTACAGTAGGCGAAGGATCATCGGTATTACCTAAAAGATAGTCGGTTGATGTATTTAAAACTTTTGCTACTGTTCTTAGCTTTTCAGCTGTCGGTGCTTGTTTTTTCCAATGATATATAGTTCTAGTTCCTAAACCAGCTTTATCATTTACCTCAATTAATGATAAGCCATGTTTTCGAGCTAATTCTTTTATGCGTTCGAATGTTGTCATATAAGGCTCCAATGGAAAGCAACAAAAATATTTCGCAAAATTCGCAAATTAAACTTGAAAAATTCGCAATAATGCGTAATAATATATTTGTCAAATAAATTACTTATAAATTTAAATAAATAAAAAAGTATTGAACAGTATGGGGATACCTTTCAAACGCTTATTTATTATACTTTTATATTCGCACTTATGCGAATTAAAGTCAATATAAATTCGTAATTTATTGACAAAATTATTTACACTTTTGTTTTAGGAAGAAGGGAGTGAGCTATGTTGCCAGCAGAGCAGGCCTTAGCGGAAGCAAAGTCAAAGATTTTTAGTGACATCAAAATTGAAATGATACGACAAGGGTATACCGTTTCAAGTTTGGCAGAACTATTAAATGTCAATAGACCGACACTTAGCTATGCAATTCATGGTGGAACCACACCACGTGATATATCAGTTAGGAAAAAAGTATATAAGGTTTTGGGGATGAATAGTTAGTTAGAAGGAGGTGAATAAAGATGGCTAAAGTAATAGATTTGCCAATACCAGTTGAAACCTTGACTGGAGTGGTTGATCAAATAATGGAAAAACGGGGTTATGTTCCCGCAGAATCTCTAGTCGGAAAAACTATCAAAATGAAGGAATTTTCCAAAAAGTACTGCGGTAAGAAAGCTCCAAACTGGATCAGATTATTTATTTTTGATGAATTCCCAGAAGTTAACGTGAAAAATGGTGGCTGGGTTGTTAATCCACGAAGAACTGAGGAGGGAAGTAAGACAATTATTTTTGAAAAGCCAGCCGCTGAATGGATGGAGAAACACAGAGGTGAAATAGATTGGAACGCAAAATTGCCACAGTAATGGAAAGGATATTAGAAGAATGGCAACACTTTTTAAATACCTACACAGACATAGAACTGAAAAGCAAAAGCTCATTATTAATCTTATTAATAGTAGCAATTGTTGGACTGGTGTCAACGATTTACATTCTCAGCTTACCCGAATACATCCCAGGAACATAAAAAAGTCCGACTGCAATCGGACCATTAAATATTAATAATACTAAGGAGATTATAACATATGGAAGTAAAAGATGGTAATGAGCTAAAGCAAGCTATCCATGACATTAATGTTCAAGAAGAATTAGCAGAGATTGCTAAAGAAGATCCAGATGCAACATTAATTGGTGATCACGAAAATTCAGTGATTTCAAGTTTAATTAAGGGAAGTAATATTTATAAAAACAATATGGAATTTCTAAAGCATCGTTTAGAAATTAACCATGGCTCCCTAGATAAATTATGTGAAGAACTGGACTATGATCCGTACGATTTTTTAACAGATTCTTGTGATATTGATAATGGAGATAGTTTTTCGTCAATAATCGAATGGGCATACGGGAGTGAAAGAATAGGAGATTTAATAAAATGAAACTTTTTGAAATAAACAGTGCAATCAAAGAAGTTGCTGATAAGGATGATATTGATCCAGAAACATTAAAAGATACTCTTGATTCTCTAAAACTGACTAGAGATGACAAATTGGATGGATTAGCTGGATTAATTGAAAGAAATACTGCAAACATCGAATTTTTGACAAACAAAATTAAGCAGCTTACAGAGCAGAAAAATCATTACGAAAATCAGAAAAATAATTTGCAAAATTATATGACTGAAGTGATTGATGATGCCGGAATTAAAGAACTACATACAGAACATTACATTTTAAAACCACGCAATTATAAGCAAAAAACTATTATTTCAGATGAACGTAAATTACCTAAAGTTTATATCGTAACCAAAGAAGTTTCATCAATAGATAAGAGAAAACTTTATCAAGATATGAAAGATGGTCAAAACATACCGGGTGCTCATTTAGAACCAAATAGGAAAACAACAATTAGCTAGGAGGTTTTTATGATAAATGAAGATTTTTTAAGGTGGCAAGAAGAAACTTTTAAAGCGATTGAACTTTGGACCATTAGATTAAAAAATGAAGCTTTGAAGCAGGACACCTATAAGGGCGCGATTAATTACCTTGAAATAAATTATCCTAGTCCAATATGCGCATATGAAGGATCACCTAGCGAACAGTTTCAATCAGTGATTAGATCCATGTTTGAGGAAGCAAAAAAGATGGTTTATGACGAAGCACAAAGTCAGGAGATTAAACATAGTAAATAATAAAAATGTACGAATTAAGATCATATCAAAACGATTTAATTCAGAGGATTACTAAGTCAATGCAGAATGGTCATCATCATATTATTGTCCAGTCACCACCGAGGACGGGCAAAACAGTGGTAATGGCAGAAATTGCTAGGAGAACGACTGCTAAAAACAATCGCGTGATGTTTATCATTCATAGAAAAGAAGTATTGGATCAGGCTAAGGCTACTTTTAAAGCTCAAGGTGTTAATCCTAACCTAGCAACAATGGGGTTGGTACAGACACTATGCAGACGGGTAAATAAGTTACCTGAACCACAATTGATTCTGATTGATGAAGGACATCATGCACTTGCAAAAAGCTACCAGAAAATACTAATCAAATTCAAAAATGCTTATGTATTGCTCTTCACAGCTACTCCTAGACGAACTGGTCAGAAACAACTTGATCAGATAGCAGATGACATCATCATTGGCAAATCAATTAAAGAATTAACCAATGAAGGTTTTCTAGCACAATTCAGATATTTCCAACCACCTAATGATTTTAATAGTAAATTACTAAAACGCAATTCGACTGGCGATTATACCAACAAGTCTATGGCTGAAGCAATGAACACTAAAATCTTTGGCCATGTGGTTAAGCAATATCAGCGGATTGCCAAAGGGATGCAAGCAGTGGTTTACACCTATTCTATTGAATCAGCAAAGAGGGTAGCTCAAGAATTTAACAATGCAGGAATTTCAGCTAAAGAAGTTGATGGAAAAACACCAGAAGTCGAAAGGGATGAAATTGTTACTGATTTTAAAAATCAGAAATTAAAGATATTGGTTAATGTTAATTTGTTTACCGAAGGAGTAGACCTTCCAAATGTTGACTGTGTGATTATGGCAAGACCTACCATGTCACTAGCATTATATTTGCAATTTTCAATGCGTTGCCTAAATCCAAGACCAGGTAAGACAGCAATAATTATTGACCACGCTAATAATGTGCAGAAATTTGGCTATCCAGATGATGACCGTGACTGGAAGCAAGCAGTGATTAGTGGCACAAAATCAGTTTCGAAAATCAATACTGATCCCGGCATGCCAATAATTACATGTGATTACTGCTTTGCAGTTGTGAAAACCAGTGAAGTTAAAAATGGCAAATGTCCACTCTGTGGTAAGCCGATCAAAATCCACGAGGCAAAGCAAGTTAAAGATCTTGACTTAGTTGAAGCAAAAAATCGTAAAAAATTAATAGCGGAAATAGTAAAAAGCGACTTACTTAAAAAAGTCGCTAATAAGAAAGTTAGTGAATTAAAATCTCCAGCTGAATTTAATGCTTATGCAAAATTGCATGGCTATAAGCAAGGATGGGTTTATTTCCAACTTAAAATGAGAGGAATGATTAAGAAATGATAGTTTTACCAAAACCTAAAAAATTAGAACCAAAGGCACAGCCACACAACTTTTTTATCTGGGGCGCTCCCATGAGTGGCAAGAGTTACTTCGCGAGCTTTTTCCCGAATCCAATTGTGCTTAATACCGACGGCAACAGCGATCAGGGAACTGCACCAGCGTTTCAAATTAGGAATTTAAGAGATAAGAACGGCAAGCCAACGCAACTTGTTACCCAACAGCTAGACGATATTATCTTAGCTTTACAAACAGAAAACGAGCAAAGAAAATCAGAGGAGCAATTCAAAACTATTGTAGTGGATGTGATAGATGACATTATTGTTATGCTCGAGCAGGCGATATGCTGGGATAACAAAGTTAAGTCATTAAGCGATATCCCATATGGCAAAGGCTACGCATTATTCAACACTTCACTGCAACAATTAGTAATGGATTTAAAAGCACTTCCGATGAACATCATCTACATTAGCCGAGAAAATTCGATTACAGACGACAACACTGGTGCCACTACTTACCATCCTTCACTTAAGACTAAATATTTTAATGTGGTAAATGGCAATTGTGATGTGGAAATCAGGACTAAAAAAGTTGGTGATGGCTTTAATGCTTCCTACTTTAGAGAAGTAAAAAGCTTAAGAACACAATATAATCCGAAAAATATAACAGACCATCGTATTTTAAAACTATTGGAAACATGCAATGGAATTTTTAAAAAGGAGAGTAAATAATGAGTCTTTTAGATGCAATGAACGAATTGAAACAAAAAGGTTTTAACCCGAAAGAAGGTAAAGAATACAACCCATACGAGCCGATTCCAGATGATACCTATCTTATGAGTTTTGACAATGTGACTCATAATGTCAAAGGTGACCGAGATTTCCTGATGTTAACTTTTAGCGTTATCCAGGGTGAATATGAAGGTAGACAGGAGTCTATTTTCCCATCACTTGCGCAAACAAAAGCTAATGGTGATCCAATGCCGAATTCAGTTATTGCTAGAAGCATTTCTGAAATTCAAATTATTGGTGAAACTCTTAACAATCCAGTGCCTGACAAGTGTTTTGCTTTTGAAAATGAAACCGAGGCTTATGATGCAATTGCCGAAGCACTGCAGCCAGCATGTGGCAAAGTTTTAAAAGTGACTATCAAAACTACCCCTAATAAGAAAAATCCGCAATATCCGTTTAGAAATTATACATTTGAAAAACAGGAACAACCGAAAGTAGCCGATGCCAAAGATCCATTTAATGGCACAGGCGATACTGTTGATATTAACGATGACGACTTACCATTCTAGGAGACAAACAAAATGAATGTTAAACAAATAATTTTTAACGGTAATATTGATAACTTCAAAGCTAAAAATGGTGTTGTGAATATTCAAATCAGTACATCAGCTAAAAATTTATCATTAGACAGTTTAAATGAAATTGCAAAAAATCAGATTCAAGTAGTGCTTGAGTCTAACCAATTAGAAATGATTGATTCTGAAACTAAGTAATTATGCCACTAGAAAATTTAGTTAATTATGCAATTAGCTATGCAGCACACGGATTTTCTGTCATTCCAATTGGATCAAACAAACGACCGTTAATTAAATTTGCCGATAAGCCAGCACTTACTAGTGATGAAATTAGAAAGGTCTGGCAACGCTATCCATTGGCTAACATCGCTCTTAAAACTGACAAGTTTTTCGTGATTGATGTTGACCGTCATGGCGATGTTGATGGTCTACAGTCTATCCTTAAACAGAACCACAACGAATGGTTTAAAGACACTTTGAGAGAAAAAACTGCTCATAATGGTTATCATTTCTTTTTTCAAAAACCTAGCAATGAAACTATTGGTCAAAACATTGGTTTCTTACCAGGAGTCGATTTAAAAGCTCACGAAAATAATTATGTGGTAGTCGCTCCCAGTAAAATTGATGGCAAATCCTATCGGTGGCTTAATCATAAGCCCATAAGACCAGCTCCCGCTGGTTTACTGGAATTAATTAAAAGTAAAGCTAAGCCTGAGAAAAAGACGATTTTAGATTATAAAATTGCCAGCAAAACGCAGACTTCAAAACTCTTTGAATTAATTGTCAATGGTCTAGGCGATAATGGCAAACGAAATGATACTCTTACCAGTTTTGTCGGGGGATTATTATATCGAGGTGTTGATCCAGATGCAGCAGCTAAATTAGCATTAATTGCAAATACCAATACAACAGACAGTCTTCCACTGAATGAAGTGGAGCGAACAGTAAATTCTGTTATTGAAAAAGAGATTAAAAGAAGGGGGTTTGAATGAGTGACGTTATTAAAATCAATGAAAAAAATGCTGATAAGTTACGAAAAACTACCATTGAACTTGAACGTCAGAATAATGGTGCTGTTAAAACTACTAGCGTTAAAAACGTAGTGCTGATTCTATTGCATGATCCCAACCTCAAGAATCTATTTCGATTAAATGAATTTACCCAAGAAATTGATGTAGTTGATAATCGTAAATTAGAAATTAAAAATATTGGTACCGTCATAATTAGCAAGGGTCAATATACAGATCAGGTTACTAACTCAGTAGAATTATATATCGAAGCCCGTTCAGATTATGAGCATGCCACTTTTAAAAATGTGATTATCGAGCAAGCAATAGATAATGTCGCTTACATGAATTCTTATAACCCAGTGATTGATTATATGGATAATGCATATAAACATTGGGACAAGAAACGCAGAATTGATAATTTCTTTCCTGAATATTTAGGAGCTAAGAAGAATGCGACCACAACATTAATTACTCGGACATGGTTAATGGGAGCCGTAGCCAAAGCTTTTAATCCTGAAACTAAATTTGATTATGTTTTGGATTTGGTAGGTGGTCAAGGTGTGGGAAAAACATCTATTTTGAAAAATATTGCGCCAATGGGACTATATACGGACCAATTTAATACATTCACTAAGAAAGATGATTTTGAAGTAATGAAAAATGCTCTGATTGTCAATGATGATGAAATGACTGCCAGCAATGAGGCGAGTTTTGAAGAAATCAAAAAATTCATCACGATGCAAGACTTCGAATACCGCAAGCCTTATGGTCATAAACCATTACACTTCAAGAAAAAATTTGTCATCGCACGAACAACCAACGAAGTGCGGCACTTACGGGATCGTTCTGGTGATCGAAGATTTTTATCAATTTACGCTGATCCAGAAAAACAGACTAAAAATCCTGTGACCGATCTTACTCCAGCAGTAGTAGAACAAATATGGGGTGAAGCAGTTTGGCTCTATAAGAATGCTAAAGATCCATTTAGATTTACGCCAAAACAAGAAGCTTTGCTAAAGCAAAATAGAGAAGAATTCCGCTATACATCAGGTCTTGAAGATAATTTAATGGACGTTTTGGAGAATAAATTTAAAGGGCAGAAGTTTATTCCCAACAGAGAATTATCAGTTGCTTTGTTTCAGGACCCTAACGCTTTATCACGGAATAATAAACAGACACGTGATATTCGTTATTATATGGAACACATGGGTTACAACACAAGTGCTGTAGTTAAAATTAATAAAAAAGCTGTAAGAGGATTTCAAAAGTTACAGTAAGTTACAGTAAAGTTACAGTAACTGTAACCGCGAAATCGCTTGTGTAAGTAAGTAACAGGGGTATTGGTTACAGTAAAACAGTAAATATTAATAAAACTTTTTATTTATATAATACTTACCTCTATTAGCTTTAAAAAAGTTTTTATGAAATTTACTGTAACCAGTAAATTTTGATAAGCCAAACCCTTGAATGAGTAAGAAAAGAATAGGTTACAGTAACTGTAACCGGAGTGTAACTTTTGAGGAAAACATCATGGAAATAGTTGAAGGATATTTAGCTAAAAATCCTGTTGTGATGGGAAGTAAAGAATATAAGTATCAAAGAATAAAATTTAAAGTGAAAAACATAAATTGCTATTATTTGGGTCTTGCTGAAAATGTAAATCAAATTGTGATGACTGCAGAGAAATTAAATTGCAAAATGAAAATTTACGGCTATTGGATTGATTCAAATAATAAAAAAATAGGTATAAGTGTAGATCACGCAAAAGGTAGTTTTTCCCAATTGGATTTTGTTATAGATAAAAAATGTTTAGTAATTACCGAAGATGATGATTATTGGAGTGATAAAGATGAAGTTTAAAGACATTAACAGCAATGAATATGAAATTCCAGTAAGTGCTATTGATAGTATTCAAAAAATATATTCAGGTACTGAAAATAAAGTTGCTGAAGCTGTTTTAACGATTAATGATAAAAAATTACATGTTAATAAAAAAACCTGGGAAAAAATTCAAAAAGAATATAATCGAGAAAATGAAGTAATAATTGGAACTTATGAAGGTGCTTTTTATAGATCAAAGGTTGCAGTTTTAATAAACAATATAACTGAATTAATTGCTAAACCTGAAAATGGATATGCAATTAAATATAAGTCTGGAAATGGAAAAGAGAAACAAACATGCTCTATTACTAAATATCAATATGATTACTTACAAAAAAGACTAGTTTTTAATAGGAATGATAAAGATGCAGACTTTTAAATTTAAGGGGAGCGCTAGTGACGGTGTTATTAGAACATACGAAAAGCAAGCAATAGATATCAATGGTTTAAATATTAAAGTTAAAAATAAAAAAATTGTAGTTTATACAATCAAAATCAAAAATCGAATTTACTACATCAACAAAGAGGTATTCTTTGATGCTTTAGAAAAATTGCAAAATTTAAATTTACACGATATTAATTTTAGCTGAGGTAAAAAATTAGGAGAATTTAAATGGCAAGAACAGTATATCGGAAGAATAAGGATGGCAAGATAATCTATGTTGGTCACGTGCCACCTGAGTATCAGCTGAAAGACAATGAGTTTTTTCAGAAGTTGCCTAATGAAAGGAGCTAATTAATGAAGGGGATATATTTTATATGTGAAGCCTTAGGCCTCATATTCGGTATTATTGGCTACATACTTTTAGAAGTTAGGTCTGAAAAGAATTTAGCATTTGGAATAGCATTAGCATTGATTGCGGTGGGTTTCATTTTAATAATCGGATCAATTATTCTTGAAAAATATATGTGGTGGACAAGTTTAGGGTGGTAAAGTTGAAAACTATTATAAAAATGGATGATGGAAGGACACAGTATGATGTGTTAGGTGATATTGCGTTCGAAATAGTTAAGACAAAGGAACCATATGTAAAAGTTGATGAAAGCGAGTTAGGTGAGTTATTTATAAATAAAAGCCATATTCTATCTATGCAGCAAAAAAGAGAATATACGGATGATGGCAGGGTAATGACTATAGATCAGGTACTTAGTGAGCAAAAGAAAGTAGATCAATGAATGAAAACATGGTTATGTCTGAACATGAAATTCAAAAACAAATTATGCGTGAATTATCAATGCATCATTGTACTGTCTTTAGAGCTAATGTTGGCAAAGTGTTGATGCAAAATGGTAGATGGCTTGATACTGGACTACCTAAAGGACATCCAGATTTATATGGCTTCAGATGGGTGGACAATCAAGTGTTTTATATAGAAGTAAAATCTGAAACTGGTAAACCTAGAGATGATCAGATTAGATTTCATAAATTCCTATTATCACATAATGTGATACATGGAATTGCTCGTAGTACTAAAGATGCTCGTATGATTGTGGAAGGAGGCTTGGTGGGATATGGCTATCCCGTATAATTTAATCCATAGCTTAGAAAATGAATATGGAACATTAGCATTGGTACCAGAAAATAATTTAACTTTAAAGTCTATTCAAAAATCGCTGTATGACAATGAAGAAGAAATTATTGATGCTAAAATCACTACCTTAATTAATGACGGTTATTCAATTAGTGAGATAGCAACTGAATTAAATTTTAGCCAAAATAAAATTAGATCAGCTGTTAAACGTTTAGGATTAGAAGTTAAACCTTATTTTAAGTATGTAGCGATAAATCGAAAAACTGGACAAAAAATATATAGTAAAAACTTTAGCAAATACCGTGTTATCACTCATCAATCTTTACAATTTATATCAAGTGCTAGGCTTTATTTAAATAAAAAAGGATATTATTTAAGAAAATTTCGCAAAATTGTCCGTTTTAAAAATCTAAAATCTGGAGATAAGTATTTTTGTAAAAACAAAATTTATACTAAAGAATAGAAAGGAAAAGAGCTGTGGAAGAAAACATCGATCTACCTATTAATATTGATCAGAAAAAAACCGCTCAAAAGGTACGTGACTTTTTCAAATTTAATTTTGAACACTACCTAATAAGAGCTGGTTATCATCGTACCGATCTTAGCAGCCCACAGCTCGATCCTACTGGTATTATGAGTCATGGTGGTAACTCAGCTGAGAATAAAATGGCGACTATTTTTGAAGCACAAGATAAATGCCAAGCAGTCTATCATGCTATTGAACAATGCGCTGATAGTTCAAAACAACCATTCAGAACGATTTTAAAATCACTTTATATTGAAGAACTTACTGATTGGCAAGTGGCTGCAAAAGTGCAGTATAGTGATTCTAGATATAGTGATTTAAAGCGTTATGCTTTGTGTCAGTTTGCAGACACAATTGATACTTGGAAAACAATTTATAACGTAAAAATTCCAGAACTTAAGGTATTTAAAAATCGGGTCAATATCGGGTCAGAATCGGAGAAAGGTCGGGTTGAATAGGTGTTATATTGGTAGCATCAAGAATAAAAGATAATTCTTGAATGTGTATATACAAAAGTAGCGATAGGTTCGAATCCTATCGTTGCTATAACGTGTAATTCAATACGGAAGTCAAGGTATATTATTTAAAGGACTTAACCTATTGATTAACACGTTTTATTATATTCATCTCAATTAGACTGGCTTTTAAGGCTGGTTTTTTGTATTATTTTAATGGGGTGAATAAGATGAATTTGATATTAGATTTGATATATAAAATTACAATAACTTTTATAATTTTTTTATCTAAAGCAAATTTGAGTAAAGCAAACTGGGGCTCAGTTGCTGATTGGGTTAGTGGTATTGGTTCATTAGGGGCAATTATATTCGCTTATTGGCGAATGCATGTGCAAAAAAATAAAGAAGAGGAAGATAAAATATTAGCTAACCGACCGTACTTTTCATGTACAAGGCTATATTTCTTAAGAAGCGGAGTAGATCATTTATGGATAACAAGTGACGATAATTTTAATAAAGCAATAGACAATATTTTTTTTAAAAAAAGTACAGGCCAAATCAAATTTAAGAATGGTATTTATGCATATGAATTGAAAAATGTAAGTCGAGCCGTAGCTACTAATATAGTATTAAAAATTGTATATTATGGTATGGGAAGCAATAAAGTATTAAAAATAAACTATTGTAATATTGGAACAAGTGTGATAGGTAATGAACGAGCTATCATACTACCTCATAATCTAATTACTGAACCAATTCTTTTTCGTGATTGCCCTAAAAGAATTTATTTGTATTCTATGTCAATTGATAATATAGTTTATCGTCAAAGTTGGATTCAAAAATCTAATGAAACTGGTATATGCATACAGCAAGTTGATATCAAAGAAGTTCCGATTGAAGAAATGCCTAATGGAGAAGTTTGTATGCGTATACCACTGTAAATTCGACCAACGAAGACATATAAATATCACTAAAACAGACATGAATGTGTCTTTTTGTTTGCTCTAATTTAATTGGGTGCAGATTGCTTATTGTCTATGATTTATATTTGTATTCGAAAGGAAGTTAGATAAATGTTTAACAGTATATGAAATGCGTTATCGTATAATGTGTGGCCATTCACGGTTGCAGTATTTAATCTCTGAGCAATAAGCAAGGTCTTTGTTTCTAATTTATCAGAGTTATTGCTGATAGTTATCTTGAAATGCATTCCTTGAATTAAGGTTTCTGAGTTCATTAAAGATAGTCAAAAAGGCGAATGTTGAGTTCGCTTTTTATTTACCCGAACTTAGGAGGTGGTGAAATGATGTGAGTGAATTAAGAGGCAAACAGCGTAAGTTTGCTGATAATTATATAAAAAACGGTAATGCGACAGAAGCATATGTAAATGCTGGCTATAAAGTCAGAAGTAATGAAACTGCCAGAGCTAATGCAAGTCGAATGCTAACAAATGCTAACGTAAAAGCTTATATTGAAAAGCGGTTAAAACAGCTTGAATCGGCTAAATTAGCAACAGCTAAAGAGACTTTGGAGTATCTCACATCAGTAATGCGAGGTGAGCAAAAAGAGACTGTGGTAACTGCTAAAGGACTTTATAAAAATGTAGAAGTTTCAGCCAAAGATAGGATAACTGCAGCAAAGGAATTGCTTAAAAGATATCCAGTTGATCCATTGGCGAAAGCACAGTTACGTAAAATTAAAGCTGATGCAACAATTGCTGAACATCAGGCTGAGCAGTTAACATCAGACGACAATGACACAACAGTAAACATCAATTTTGACGTACCAAAGGGAGATAAGGATGCAAGTAAGTCTTAAGAACAACATCTCACCTGCGTTTTATGACTTGTTTTGGGACATACACAACAAAAAACATGCTAATTATTGGCTTAAAGGAGGACGTGGCTCAACCAAGTCCTCTTTTATTTCAATAATGATCGTTCTGGGAGTCATGCAGGATAAAAATGCGAATGCGATTGTTTTGCGTAAGGTAGCAAATACGTTGCGTGACTCAGTATTTGAGCAATACTTGTGGGCAATTGACTTATTGCACGTTGATGAATATTGGCAGTCGTCTGTTAGTCCAATGCAGTTGACATTCAAGCCAACTGGTCAACAGATTAGATTCAAAGGTGCAGACGATCCACGCAAGATTAAGTCACAAACTTTTAGACAAGGCTACACGAAGTTTAAGCACTTTGAAGAGGTAACCGAATTTAAAGGCATGGAAGAAATTCGTTCAATTAACCAGTCTCTTGGGCGTGGTGGTTCAGGTATCATTACCTTTTATTCATACAATCCACCTGCTAGGCAGTCTAATTGGGTTAATCAAGCAGTTGATCAGGAACAGATGCGTAAAGATACGTTGGTTAACCTATCTGATTATCGTTCTGTGCCTAAGTCTTGGCTTGGTATAGAGTTCTTAGCAGATGCAGAGCAGTTGAAAAAGGACAATGAGAAAGCATACAGACATGAGTATTTAGGCGAAGTAACTGGTACAGGTGCAGAAGTGTTCAACAATATTACGACACGGTCTATTACAGACGATGAAATCGCCCGATTTGATAAGGTTTATCATGGCTTGGACTTCGGTTTTGCACATGACCCTACAGCGTACGTCAAGATATATTGGGATGCTGCTAGGAGACGTATTTTTATTTTCGATGAATTTGAGCGAGTGGGACTTAAGAACCGAGATGCAGTTGAAATGATTAAACAGCGTAATCCGCTAAATGAACCAGTAATTGCAGATTCAGCATCCCCAGGGACAATTGCCGAGTACCGTGATTTAGGACTGAATATATATGGAGCTAGAAAGGGTCAAGGCTCACGTGATCATGGCTACAAGTGGCTCGAAGACCTACGAGAAATTGTCATTGATCCTGCCAGATGTCCTGACGCTTGGCGTGAATTTACGGGCTATGAATTTGAGCTTGATTTGAACGGTAACTATAAATCAGGTTATCCAGACGGCAATGACCATACAATGGACGCAACACGTTATGCGTTAGAGAGATTAATACAGAGAGGAGGTTTCGAATCGTGGAAGTAGATTCAATGAAAAAGCTCTTAGAGCAAACACAAGATAGGCGTAATATTTTTAATGAAAAGTATAGTAAGTCGAAACATTATTATTTAAATGAGAACGATATTACTATCAAAAATCATGGCGAATCAAAAACAAAGGAAGATGATGCTAGTAAAGAAAGCAAGAATCCGCTTAGACCAGCTGACAACAGGATCAGTTCTAATTTTCATCAATTATTGGTGGACCAAGAGGCGGGCTATCTTGCCACTAAACCGCCAACGATTGACGTTGATGACGATAAGCTCAACCAGCAAATTAAAAATACGCTGGGTGACAATTTCGGCTTGAGATTGAATGAGCTAGTTGTAGATGCAGCTAATGCAGGTATAGCATGGCTACATTATTGGATTGATTCAGATGGTCAATTTAGATATGGACTAGTCCCGCCTGATCAAGTAACACCGATTTATTCAACTGATTTAAATCGTAAACTGGTTGGTTTAAGACGATCATACAGGGAACTTGAGCCAGATACTGCAAAAACCTATTGGGTGCATGAATATTGGGATGAACAGACAGTTACCGCCTTTAAATCTAATGATGATCAATTTAGCGATTTGGAAGCAATCAATGACCGCTTTACTATTTTTGATGCCTCAACTAATGAAAAAATGGGCACATCAAGTGTGAATAAGCATGGTTTAGGGAGAATTCCTTTTATAGCATTTCCAAAAAACAAAGAACAACAGCCTGATTTATATCACTATAAAGGTCTGATAGATGTCTATGACAAAATCTATAATGGCTATGTTAATGATCTTGATGATATTCAGCAGGTATTTTTAATCCTTAAAAACCTGGATGGGCAAGATTTGGATGATTTCAGAGAAAATTTACGTAGATATAAATCCATTAAAATAAGAAGTATGGGTGCTGGCGATGATTCTGGCGTTGATCAGCTTGCAATTGATATTCCAACTGAAGCACGGAATTCTATGCTTGAAACTACTAAGACGAACATCTTTGTCCACGCTCAAGGTATAGATCCAACAGACTTTAAGACCAACAATGCAACCGGTACGGCGATTAAGATGTTGTATTCGCATTTGGAATTAAAGGCAGCTAAGACGGAAGCTTATTTCAGGGATGCATTAACTGAGCTAGTCCGTGCAATCATGAACTGGCTACACGTACCAGACGCAGATAGTCGACCAATCGAACAAACTTGGACTAGAACAGCAATTCAAAATAATGTTGAAAAAGCACAAGTAGTCAGTCAACTAGCTAACTGGACAAGCAAAGAAGCAATCGCTAAGGCAAATCCAATAGTTGAAGATTGGCAGCAGGAACTGAAAGACCAGCAGGAAGACCTAAAGAATCGCAATGATGAGTACGGCAACCCTGACAACCTAAACGGTGGTGACAATAATGATGACCAAGAGAGAGGTTAATTATTGGAAACGTCGTTTTCTTTTTGAAAAGAAGCAACAGCTGCAGAATACGGCTGAATATGAAACAGCAATGCGTGCTCGTTTAAAAGAAGTTGAGCAGGTGCTAGAGCAGGAAGTTGATTACTGGCTTAAACGTTATGCAGCTAATCAGGAAATTACTGTTAAAGACGCACGTAAGATACTCTCAACCATTGGTACACGTGACTGGCACATGACCTTAAAAGAGTTTAGAGCTAAGGCTAAAGCTGGCGGATTTGATAAGGAATTAGACGCTGAGTATTTTCGTAGCCAATTATCAAGGCTTGAGAACATAGACGAGCAATTGACTAACCTGTTAAGTCAATATGCAAGGTCTGAAACGGACAAAATGGAAAGTAGTCTATCTAACCAGTATCAGCAAACATACATGCACAGCATCTATTTAACGCAAATGGAGAGGGCTAAATTAACCAGTAACTTTGCAAATGTTAACGAGTATCAGGTAAAAGCAATTGTGCACAAGCCATGGCGAGGTAGTGATTTTTCAAAGCGAATATGGAAAAACTACACTGAAGTTTTACCCAATGAATTGGGAGATGCATTATTACGTGGTTCAGTCCTAGGTCATTCCCACGAACAGATTTTCAAAATGATGCGCCAACGCTTAAAAGACATAGAAGATTACCAATTACACAGACTGATTATCACTGAAATGGGACATGTAGCAGAGACAGCTACAGCTCAAGCATATAAAGAGGAAGAAGTTGACCAATATCAATATTTAGCAACGCTTGAATCACACACATGTGATGAGTGCGCTCATCTAGATTTAAAAGTCTTTGACTTGAAAGATAAGGTTTAAATTATCCGTTAATACATCCATATTGTAGATGTACAACAATGCCATATATTGAAGGTTTGCCCGATAGCTCTGAACGCTGGGCTCGTGATCCTGAAACGGGCAAAAGTATGTATGTTGAAAACATGACCTTTGACCAATGGCAAAAAGAAATAGATAATCAGCGTAAAAATCTAGTCAAAGTGTATAAAGTAAATAAAGCTTCAAGATACATAACAAATAAAAGAAAATATAAGTGGAATGAACTTAATGCAGAGCAGTATAATAAACATGTAAGGGATACGCCTGAATTTAATAACTATAAAAAGGGTCGGAAACGACCATTAAGTGAACTGGTTATATCTTTTGCTGAAGCTCAATCGTTGATTGACAAATATGGAAAGAAAAACGAAAGCGTTAATAAAAATCAGATTCTGTTTAAACATGAATCATATATTGGTTTATGGTCAGACATAAATGGTAAATTATTTCCAACTAAACGAGGACGTATTTCCTATAGAAAAAATAAAGGTGCACATATTACACCTAGAAAGCCAGACAAATTAGATTAGAAAGGTTGAAAAATGGATCCACATAAAATGTCTTTACCAGAAATAATTGCAAATTTTCGCGCAAGAAATGTCACATTTACATTAAAAGATGGTAGCAAGAAAACTATTTTTGTTGAAGAAATCGAAAATGAGGACGATGATCAGCCTGAACTAATCTTCATGGCTGCAGGTGACGATCCTCAAGATATTTGGATTTCAGATGTGGTCAGTGCAGTACCAGCATAGGAGAGAAATATTATGTCCCAAAACAGCTATGAAACTATAGAATTTAAAATTTTGCAGTATCTTAAAGAATGTAGAGATAATGTAGAACAAATTAATCCTGATCAAATAAAAAAGATAGCTGATAGTGTTGGCTCAGATAAATTTGTGAGTGTTTTAAGTGATTTAGAAAAGAGAGGGTATGTTGATAAAAAAACATTTGAAATAGATCCACAGGGCTTTTTAACAATTAACATACTAAAAGATAGCCCTATTACTGATCAAGGTTTACAATTCTTGTCTGAAAACTCCAGCATGACTAAATTGTATAAAGCTTTAAAAGAAGTAAAGTTTTGGCTTAGGTAAAGTTTATTAAAGCAGCTTAACAGCTGCTTTTTATTGCCCTGAGCATGGCGTAAAAAGGCTTATTTTTTATACCTTGATTTGTGTTCGCCACACGTAAAAAGAAGCGAGAGAGGAAACAAATATGAAACGTGAAGAACTAAAAAAATTAAATTTAACAGATGAACAAATTGACAAAGTAATGAGCCTACATGGCGCCGATGTTGAAAACTCAAAGTCCAAGATTGACGAATTGAATAAGACTAACGAGTCTTTGCAGTCGCAGATTGCAGAGCGCGACAAGGATTTAAAAACACTCAAAAAGCAAGCAGGCGATAACGAAGAACTCACTAATCAGTTCAAAGAGTTACAGAGCAAATACAAGCAAGACACCGAGAATTTAACTAAGGAATTGCAACAAACCAAGCTCAATAGCGCAGTCGACAGTGCATTGGGCAAGGCAAAGGTACGTAATACCAAGGCTGCTAAGGCTCTGCTGAATATGGACGATATACAGCTCAACGACAAAGGCGAACTTGAAGGCTTAGACGATCAAATTAGTTCATTACAGAAATCAGATGGCTATCTATTTGATCAAGGTAGTAAGGAACCATATCAACCACAAGGTGGTGGAGCTAAGACAGACCCTGATCCAATAGCGGCCATGACTAATATTTTCAAAGGAGAATAAAAGTAAATGGAAGCAATAGTTAATTATGCAGACAAGTATCAAAAAGCAGTTCAACAAGGATTTTATGATGGTCACTTATTTACCAGTGATCTATGGTTATCTCCATCTAATAAATTAATTGATTTTGATGGGGCAAAACATATTAAAATACCTAGACTGACAATTCTAGAAGGTCGAAAAGACAGAAAAAGACGTGAGATTACAGACATTAAAGCTAATTACAGCAACGATTGGGACAGTTATGAACTAACTAATGAGCGTTATTGGGACACTTTGGTTGATCCTAACGATGTGAATGAAACGAACTATGCAATTACAATTGCGAACATCACTCGTCAATTTAATTTGGACGAGAAAATGCCCGAGATGGATAAATATATGTTTAGTAAGCTGTTTTTAGAAAAGCAAACAAAGGATGGTGGCAAAGGTATTACTACTGACACTTTGGACGAAAAGAACATTCTAACTGCTTTTGATAATATGATGACCGACTTTGATGAGGCTCGAATTCCTAGCCAAGGCAGATTTCTTTATGTAACAACTAAAATTAATGCAATGTTGAAGAGAGCAGAAACCATCAATAGAAGTTTAGTATTAAAAGATCCTAACAATATTAATCGTTCTGTTCACAGCTTAGATGATGTATCAATTATTGTTGTGCCAACTGATTTAATGCAAACAGCGTACGACTTTACGGTAGGTGCCAAAACCATCGATAATTCTAAGCAAATTGATATGATGCTGATTAGTAATGGGGTTCAAATTGCACCAGAAAAATATAATTTTGTTGGCTTTGATGACCCAATGGCAATTAACAGCGGGAACTGTCTCTACTACGAAAGTTCATATAATGATGTCTTATTGCTAAACACTAAAACAGCTGGTATTCAGTTTGTAATTTCGGATAAAACAGTTCCACAAGCTCCAGCAACTAAGGCAGCAGATGCGGATTCAGACACTAAAGCAAGTAGCACTAAAACTGCAAGCAAAAGCGGGAAGTAAAAATGAACGATGAAAGAAAAAAGGAGATTAAAGATAAGGTCACCAAATTATTAGGTGACAAGGCAAACGGTGATCTGATTGATTATAGTGTAGATAGAGTAATCCAGTCTGTAGCAAACTTTACCAACATACCAGTTGGAGAACTGCCACCAGAAATAGACAGCACTATCATAGCAATGTGCCTGCAATTAATTCAGACACACGAATGGACTAGTAATGATACCGTCAATTCAATTAGTGAAGGTGATGTGTCGGTTAACTTCGGCTCGCCTGCTGAAATATACGCTCAGGTACAAAAGCTTAACCCGGTTACTGATGACTTTATCAGTGACCTAATTCATTTTCGGAGACTACCACAATGATTGATGCGCTAAATAAATTGAAAGACATAGCTCCGATGTTATGGACTGACAAGGTTACTATTCAGGCTACTAAAAAAGTAGTTAATGAGCACCACATAACCACCAGTGAGCCTGTGACGATAGTTACAGATGAACCAGCTAAGGTTATACTCAAAGGATTAAAAGCCAGTGAGCAGTCGTTTTTTGGCACAGATGAGTATGACGCAACGTTACTACTCAGAACAGGAATAGATGTGCCGGCAGGTGCGACTATTATTGTTACTGATGTTAATGGCAAGGTGACGAAGTACAAACGTAGTAGTAAAGGCTATTCAGGCTATGCGAGCCACCAAGAAATAGCAATGACAAGGGATGAAAAAGCATGAGCGCATTTGGAGATTTTGACAATAGTCAATTTGAAGAATTTGCCAAACATGTCAATGCTGAGATATCAGGTGGTCAGTTAAAAAACGAAGTCAAGAAAAGCGTTAAGAATGTGGGGGAGACCTATAAGCGCAATGCGGAAGCTAATACTCCTGTTAAAACTGGTGATCTAAGACGGAGTTGGCAATTAATTGGTCCGATTTTTTCAGGGGCTGACATAACAATTGAACTTAGAAATAGCAAAAACTATGCTTCTTTTGTCGAGAATGGACACAGACAGACACCAGGCAGATACGTACCTGCAATTGGTAAAAGACTAAAGGCAAGCTGGGTTCCTGGTCAGCATTTTCTGCAAAAAGCAACTAAACAGACTTCTAACCAAATTCCACAGCTGATTACGCCAGTTATGGACAATATCCTGAGGAGGCTGATGGAATGACAATAATTGAAAGGATTGCTGACGAGCTAGCACGGCTATTCCCTGATGCAACAATTTACACTGAAAATCAAGCAGACGGATTTCAAGAACCGTCTTTTTTTATTGAAAAAATTGATACCAGCGAAGCTCCTGAAATGTTTGACAGGCAATATCGAAAGTATGCCTATCAGGTAATCTATTTTCCTGATCCCGACAATCCTAAAACGGATATGGAGCGAGTGGAAGATTATCTTCTGAGCGGTTTATTAGAGTTAAAAAATTTTGCTCCGTTAAGGCATATACAGGTTACGCAACAAGAAGACAACACGCTAATCTATCAATTCGAAGTTTGGGGCAGGTTTTACCCCGACAAAAAAGATGAAATTAAATTAAACAATGAAGAAGTGAAAGGAAATATTAAATGAGTTGGAAAACACAGAATAAGCGCCGTCCAGGTGCCTATTTTAACGTTGTCGGTAAAGGCAATGACAATAATGGTATGGACATTGGACGGACATTACTACCAGTTGGCACTCAGCTAAATTGGGGAGCTAAAGGGATTATTAAATTAAACAGTGACTCAAACTTTAAGGCACTGTTAGGACACGATATTGATGAGCCTGAACTGCAAACGCTCCATGAAGTGCTTAAAGGTGCAAATACAGTTTTATTGTTAAACAACAATGATGGTGTTGCGGCTACAGCCAACGATGAGTCATTACCATGGGCATTCACTGCTAAATATTCTGGCACAGTCGGAAATAATTTGCATGTAACTGTACAAAAAAGTGATAGCAAAGTGATCGTATCAACATTGTTAGGCAGTAGGATTGTTGATCAACAGGATATTAATGTGGATAAGCCAGAAGCATTAATGTCAAATGACTATATCATAGTTAAATTGACTGACAGAACAACACCAACAAGTCCTACTACCCAGGACAGCGATGATAATGCTAAGGCACCAATTGTTAAACCAGCAAGCCTTAATCCATTGGCTGATTTACAGCATGATGTAACGGTTGATCTAACAGGCGGAACTACTATGCCAGTAGACATTAGCGACTTATTAAATGATGCACTTGAAACCGAAGACTACGATGTAGCCACTACAGCTGGTTTCCCAATTGATAGCCCGATACATAAGCAATTGGTCGATGAAATTAAGCATTTGCGTGAAGACAATGACATCAAAGTACGTGGTGTTATTCCTTATACAGCTGACAAGGTTAACTATGAAGGTATTTCTACTGTAGCGAATGGCGTTGTTTTAGGGGACGGCACAGAACTAGATGCTACAGTAGCTGCAGGTTTCTTTGCAGGTGCTTCAAGTTCAGCTGATGCAGCTAAATCATTGACCTATGTGGAATACCCAGATGCAATTAGCGCATATCCTAAATTCAGCAATGACAGAACTATCGAGGCTTTAGAAAATGGCGAAATAGTCTTTACAACAAAACGCAATGAAACTGTTGTAATTGAGCAGGACATTAATTCATTAACTAAAGTCACTGCAGAAAAGCCAGTCTTCTTCAGCAAAAACCGTGTAGTACGGACAATGGATACGATTGCAACCAATACCAAACGGACATTCGAAGATATGTTTATCGGCAAGATCACTAATAGTACAACAGGACGTGATCTGTTTAAGGCTAACCGAGTAAGCTATCTGCAAGGTTTAGCAGATGCGAATGTAATCAGTGATTTCAAGGAAGACGATATTTCTATTGAAGCAGGTAATGAACGTGATTCAATTCTCGTTAACTTAGCAGTAAAGCCTTTAGATTCAATGGAAAAGCTTTACATGACAATGGTTGTGCAATAATAGGAGGTTTTTAAAACATGGATGAAACAGTAAGCACAGTTGGCAGCTTTCTTAATGGTCGTGACACAATCTCAACCAAAGATGCCAAAGTATACGTCACAATTGAAGGCAAAGTTATTCCGCTAATTGAGTGCAAAAAATTTAGTGCAAAACTAGAAAAAAATAAAGAAGATGTGCAAACATTAGGCAGTCGCTGGAAGCACAAAAAAGTTACTTCAGTAGAAGGTACTGGAACACTTGGAGGTTACCTAATTAGTTCAAATTGGACAAAATACGCTTTGCCATATATTAATGGCGGCAAAGACTTATATTTTGAAATCACAATGACTATTAATGATCCTACCAGTAGAGCAGGAACACAAACTTTGCATTTTGGCGAAGTAAACTTAGATGATGTGCCGTTTGCTGACTTTGAAGCAGATGATGGCGTTATGGATTGGGAATCAGACTTTACCTTTGAACAGGTAAATTTAGTCACCGGTTTTAATGGATTCGATTTGTAATTAGGAGGAAACAAAAATGGCTTATAATGTCGAGGATTTTTTAGCAGAAAATGTCAAGCCCAAAAATGAAACTAAGGAAGTAAAAATAAAAGGTTTTAAGTCACCTTTTATTATTAAAGCACTCACAGCGGATGAATTTAATGAAATGCAAAAGCAAGCAACGACTAGCTATGTTAACAAAAAAACGCATCAACGTATTCAAGAAACTGACCAAGGCAAGCTAGTTGATTTGATGATGGCTGAAGCAGTTATACAACCAGATTTAAATAATGAAAAATTACAAAAGTCATGGGCTTGTATTGCAGATCCTGCTGGTGTCCTAAAGAAAATGCTAAATGCTGGTCAGTATGCTGACCTTGGACAATCAATCCAAGAAATATCAGGCTTTGATATTGACAGTATTAACAACTATGTCGAACAAGCAAAAAACTAATTAATGAGTCTTATGGCGATTTCAGCGTTTATTATTACTGCTTGAATGAATATCATTGGACTCCAGTACAATGGGCTGAATTGACACAAAAAGAAAAAGCACTAGTAGTAGCTTCTATTCAAATTAGGCAAAAAGAAGAAAAAAAGCAAGAGCGAGAAGCTAAACGTAAAGCTAGGTCTAAACATATATAGAAGGGAGGTAACTAATGGCTACAATAAGCAGTACTTTAAAAATAAATGATGCTTTCAGTAATGTATTAAATAAGTTTAATGCTGGTGTACAACGTAGTGTTAGCTGGAGTTCCCGTCTTAAAAATGCAATAAATGGGGGTAGTAATGGAATGCTATCTCTTGGAAATGGCGCTAGATCTGCAGGAATTGGACTAAAACAGATCATAGCAGGAACTGCCTTTGGCGGAATGATTAGTTCAGCTGCAAGTGCTGCTACCACCGGAATTCATTCAATGATTGATGAACTAAATGAGGCTAGTGTTTCCTGGCAAACATTTGATGGGAACATGCGTCAATTAGGTAGGTCACCAGCACAGATAGCAGCAGCCAAAAGTTCGATGCAAAAATTTGCCCAAGACACAATTTATTCTGCATCAGACATGTCCTCTACTTATAGCCAATTGGCAGCTGTAGGTGTTAAGAATACTACGAGGCTAGTCAAAGGATTTGGTGGATTGGCTGCAGCTGCTACTGATCCAAAGCAGGCTATGAAGACTTTGAGTCAACAAGCAACACAGATGGCTGCAAAGCCTACAGTTCAATGGCAAGACTTCAAACTTATGCTTGAACAAACACCAGCAGGTATGGCTGCAGTCGCTAAGTCTATGCATATGTCAACTCAAGACTTAGTTAAAAATGTGCAGGACGGAAAAATAAAAACCCAGGAATTTCTTAATTCTGTTGCCAAAACTGGTACTAATGCTAATTTCAGCAAAATGGCTACACAGTATAAAACTGTTGGTCAGGCAATGGATGGGCTGAAAGAAACTTTATCCAACGGTTTACAGCCACAATTTCAAAAATTAAGTAAAATTGGAATTAGTGCAATTGAAGGAATAACCAATAAAATGAGTGAGTTAAATTGGAACTCCTTTGGGGATGGCATCATTAATGCCATTAATTACGTTAAACCAATTTTTGACAAGTTTAAATTAGGTTTGCAAGATGTATTCGATGGCTTTAACAGTACTGGCGCTGGTAAAGAAGTTGGGAAAATGTTTCAAACTATAGCTGACGCTGTTAGTGATGTAATTGACACGATGAGCGAAGGAGATGGCAAGACTAGCTTTTTTACGACATTAGGCTCAATTTCTGGTAGAAGTATTTCGGGAATAGCCAAGGCAATCAGCGCAATTGCAAAAGTAATTGGTAAATTAGATCCAAGTAGTTTGCAGGCTTTAGGTACTGCATTCTTTATTCTGAAAACAGGAACTAGGGGACTAATATTTACAACTGTTGTATATGGTCTAAATAAACTTAGCAAACTGAAGCCTGGTACACTAAATAATATTGCAGGGGCTATTAAAAACCTTGCAATAGCTTTTGCGGCTTTCAAAGTAATAAATACTCTTGGTAAAGGAATTTCAGGTATAGCAAAAGTATTTGGAGCATTTAAAAAAGTAAAATCTCCTAAAATACCAACAAATAGTGTTCCTGAATCGGGAGGAATTATGCAAAGTGCTGGAGCCTTTTTAAAATTAGGTGCTGCATTGATGGAAGTCGGTGTTGCTGTCGTATTAGTTGCTAGTGGTTTCTGGATACTTGCTCAGGCAGCAAATTCTTTAGCAAGTGGCGGAGGTACGTCGATTGCCGTGTTCTTTGGAATGTTAGTTGCAATTGGCGCTTTAGCTGTAGTAGTTAAATTACTTGGACCGGCTTTTATTAGTTCAGCAGCAGGATTTCTTATCTTTGGAGCCTCGCTTCTATTGATTGGGGTAGCCATTTTTATAGCTACGGCAGGCTTGGCACTGTTAGGGATGCAATTGCCTAACATTGCCACCTATGGCGCTCAAGCTGCCTTAAATATTATTTTATTAGCAGTCGCAATTACAGTTTTCGGTGTAGCAGCAATCATTGGAGCAATCGGCATAGTTGCTCTAGCCCTAGCTATTGTAGTTTTATCTGTATCACTAGTAATTGCAGCAGTTGGAGCTGTTTTATTGGGCGCAGGACTATTAATATTAGGTGTTTTTGCAATTATAGCGGCAGTTGGCATTACTATGTTGGCAGTTGGTGTTGCATTACTTGCAGTATTTTCAGTTATAGCAGCAGTAGGATTAGTTTTAATGGGAGCTGGTATAGCAATATTAGCTGTTGTTGCTATCATTGCGGCAGTAGGAATGATGGTGTTTGCTTTGGCGTTAATGTTAGCTACACCATTACTTATGATAGACGCTGTTGCAACACTATTATTAGGTGTAGCAGCCGTTGTTCTGGGAGCCGGTCTACTAATAGTAGGTGTTGCATTGATGGTTGTTGCCAGTGGCTTAGCAGCCGTCGGAGTTGCAGTGATGATGTTAGTCACTATGTTTATCATGGCAGGAACCATGATGGTTACAGCTATCACGAGTGCAATGAGTAACGTCGTAAATAGTGTCAGAAATGGTATTTCAAATGCAGTTAATGCAGCAAGAAGTTTTGCTGGCTCACTAGTAAGTGTTGGTAGAGACTTGATTCAAGGCTTAGTTAATGGGATCAAATCCATGATTGGTGCTGCAGTTAATGCAGTATCAAATGTTGCAGGAAAAGTTGTTAGTGCAGCTAAGAGTTTCTTCCATTTGGGGTCACCTTCTAAACTGTTTAATCAATTTGGCCGATGGTTAGACCAGGGGCTTGCGATTGGTTTAAATCATGACGCGGATATAGCTGCAAATGCCTCAGCGAGCATGGCAGAGGGTGTAGTCGCCGCTGCATCAGATATGACACCAAGGCTTAATCCTTTGGTAATGGGTCAAACTAATGCAGGAGATTTGCTTGCTAATGGCTTTGACCGTGCCGCAACTGCTGTAAATAGTGTTGCCAATGCACTAAACGGATTGGATGGAGCTACAGCAGGAATTGGTATTAATGAACAAGATCAATTAGAAACTTCAATCAGTAGCAATGATGCTAATGGTTCGAATTTAATTGGAACTAAATTCGGCAGTAATAGTTTAAGCAACGACAATCGTAGCTCTACTGTCACGATAGAAAGTGGCGCTATCCAGATTAACAGCACAGGTAAAGAGGATGAAGACTTCGAAACTCTTGTTGGCAAATTTGAAGATTATCTTATTTCTAAAAGCGAAAAATCATTAAGTTAGAGAGGTGATGTTTATGGACGGTTTTGGCGTCTTTTTGACAAGTTACAAAACCAGCAAAACAATTCAACTACCAGTCAATCCAGCCGAGCTAAAGCTTAATTACGAGAACGATGACCAAAGTGAAACGGTAGTCAATTTAGGTGAAATAAATCGACTGGGCAATATTAAGCTAGTAGGAATTACTATCGAATCCGTTTTGCCAAAATACAAAACGACCTATCTAGCGGATGATTCGCCTAAAAAGCCTGATTATTACATCAAATGGATTAAAAAGATCCAAAAAGCCAAAGGATTAGTCAGGCTAGTTGTTGCCAACACCAAAATAAGCATGTGCATGACAATTGCCAGTTTCAATTATGGTTTTGAGGATGGCTTTGATGAAGAGTATAAGTACACGCTTGAACTAAAGCAATACCGTAGCTTTAAAGCTGAAAAAGTTAAAAAGAAGAAAAAACATAAGTCGAAAAAAGGTAAAAAGAGAGTTGCGCCACCTAAAAAGTTTGGAATTCATTCAAAAGTAATCGTAAATGGGCGTTTACATTTAGATTCGAACGGTAATGGTCCGGGAGCTTATGAAAAAAACGCCAAGCGCCAAGTAATTAACATTGCCAAAGGGCATAAGTACCCAATATGTGTTGGCATTAATGGCATTGCTCGGGGTTGGGTTAAGAAAAGCGATGTGAAGAAAGCATGATTACGACATTTAAGTTAGTGCGTCGTAGCAACATGTATCGTAAATCTAAGAAAAATGGCAAGGGAACCACTTACGATTTGCGTAAGATAGTGGCGAACGTTAAATGGACAACTGACCTTAACTTTAGTGCTGGCGAATTGACGTTTGACTTAATTCAGAAAGCACATCCGATTATCCCTTACACAGGCGATATCATTAAGTTCAGGTGGAGTCATTATAAAATCTTTTATGGCTACGTCTTTAATTACAAAGTCAAAGAAGATGACACAGTTAGTGTTACTTGCTATGACAAAGAACGCTACTTAAAAAACCAGGACTCAATCGTCTGGCAGTCAGGCACTATTGCTGATCGTTTTAACAATGTTTGCAAACGTGCAGGAATTAAGCATAAAGTAGTCGACAAGCCTACTCATAAAGTTGTTGCCGAAGTATGCGATGGTAAAACATACTTTGACATGCTTAAGAGTGCCATTTCCAAAACTTTGAGTGCGACTAAGCACATGTATTATGTGTATTGCAACTACGATACGGTGGAGCTAAGACGTGCGCCCTATAAGAAATTAAAAATTATAATTGGTAGTAAGTCCGCAATGACGGGCTTTTCTTATGCTGTTGATATTAACGATACAGCTAATGTGGTTAAGGTCATCCAAAAGGATGTTAAAAAGTCTCAGTCTAAATCAGCCACTGCCAAGCAAAAAAAGGCTAATGGTAAGAATCAAAAAACAACTAGTGCCAAAGCTAAGACCAGTAAAAAGGATGAAGCTAAGCGTACCAGTTTTAAAACTGTTAGTACCAAAGGCGATTCAACAGAGCAGTGGGGCAAATTGCAGGTTACTGTTAATAAGAAAAATAAGGCTAATCACGCTCAGATGGTAAAACAGGCTAAGGATGAATTACGCAAGCGTAATCGTGCGAACAAGGAATTAACAATTGACTGCATTGGTAACGTTGACCTGGTAGCAGGCAATGCCGTGACGATCAAGATTAACGACATTAACAAGACCTTGAAGAATTGCCCAATATTAAAGGCTGAGCATGATTTTGGCACAGATTACATGTGCCACTTAACAATGAAAGTAGGTGCGGAATGGCTGGAGAACGCTTAATTAAGATGCTAAAAAGCCGTGGCGGTAAAGACAGTGACTATGCTGATGTTGTCTATGGAGTTGTTATTAGCACGGAGCCATTGAAGGTGCAACTTTCTAATAACATGGTAATTGACGATAATTTTATCGTATTGGGAAAGCATATTGGCAAGTTCAAGCTACCAGGTAAAGCAACTATTACTGGCAGTGATGTCATAAAAACCGAAAAAATTACTTTTAAAGATATGGAATTTGATAACAGCCTAAAAAAGAACGACAAGGTAACCATGATCCGGATGGATGGCGGACAGCAGTTTTACCTATTCGAACGAGAGGAGGGATAGCATGGATGACGATGACAATATTATTGTGACTGACGATGACAACATGGACGATGAAAGTGCTGAACTGGAAGATACCGATATTGACACTGATGGCGGTGATGATGAGACTTTGGATGATGAGCCAACTCTAACTTTTAAAATTGAAAATGGACGCATTCGTGGTAAAGTTGATGAGAAGCAAGCCATGATTCAAGCAGTAAACAAAATACTGCAGACAGAGCGTCTAATCTATCCCATTTACTCTGACCAGTATGGCAATGATTTAAACGATTTAATTGGCAAAGACATGGGTTATGCCAAAGTTGAAGCCGAGCGAATGATCAAAGAAGCATTACTGGCAGATGACCGAGTGGTTGATGCTGATATAGATGAAGTAATTGAAGTAAGCCGAGATACTTTAGGAATTAAAGGCACCTGCGTCACGGTGTACGGCAATATTGGCATAGATAGTGAGGTGACGATTGATGAATCCTGATGAATTGGCTGCTAATTATATGGCGCAAGATTTTGAATATTGGCTTAATCTGATGCTAGATAATGTGCCAGATGATATTGATCAAAGAGAAGGCTCGGTCGTATATGACGCACTCGCACCTGCAGCTATGGTTATGGCACAGCAGTCACTATCTTTAGCTAATATTGTCAAGCAGACTTATGTCAAGACAGCTCAAGGACAATTCCTTGATTATCGGGCAGCCGAACACGGCACAGCCAGATATACGGCAACGCAGACAGAGGTCAAAGCAAAGTTTTTAGATTCAGACGGTAATCCCATTAACAACGTACAGATAGGCGACCAATTCGCAAGCATTGGGGAAACGCCTATTTTTTATACGGTGCAAAAAATTAATGATGATTTGACCGGTGAATTAACTGCCGATGACCCAGGGACAACAGCCAACTCTTACATCGGGCAAATATTGCCAGTAACGAGCAACGATAGTCTTTCATGGGCAGAAATAACCGAGATAGTGGCTCCAGCTCGAGATGCAGAAACAGACGACCACTTACGTGAACGTCTGTTAAGAGCAGATGACTGGATTGCTTACGGTGGGAACATTACTGATTATTTGGCAATGCTCAGCAAAATAAGCGAAGTTGGAGCAGGGCAAGTGTATCCAGTGTGGAATGGAGCAGGTACGGTTAAATTGGTTATCGTTGACAATAACCTAATGCCAGCCAGTGCTGATTTAGTCAAAAAAGTAAAGAACATAATTGATCCTACTGACAATGAGAGTCAAGGTTATGGCTTGGCTCCAATTGACCATCAAGTAACTGTAGTTGCACCAACACCATTGACAGTTAACATAGCAGCAACAGTAAACATTGATGGCACGCATGGTACTGACCTAGCTAAGGCAAAAATCAAGACTTCTATCGAAGAATATTTTAAGTTGCTAAGGCAAAGCTGGAACAATATTGATGCTAAAACTGGGCGAAGTTACTCTCAAACAATTTATCGCTCCAAAATCCTATCTCAAATCATGATGGTTGATGGAGTGATCAATGCGTCTGTGCCAACATTAAATGGCTCTGATCAAGACATTGCCCTTGTGTTTGATAATCAGACTTCACAACTGCCAGTTTTAGGGGAGGTAAAGTTAGATGGCTAACAATTTAATGGACTATCTTCCTGACTATTACAATGATGTTTACGAAATGCAGGCAATAATGCATGCACAGGGTGGCGTTCTGGACAAAGCAGAAAGTGAGCAATTACGGCTGCTTTTAAACCAATTTGTCACACAAACAGATGCGAAAGGCATTTCTGTCTTTGAAGATCAGGTAGGGATTAAACCTGCTCCAAATGATGATTTAGCGACACGAAAAAACAAAGTATTGATGCGACTTTTGCCTCCAAGACCAATTACAATTGGCTACTTGCGCGACTTGTTTGCAACTTTGAAAATACCTGCGACTATCAAAGTTATTAAGAGGGATGCCATAGTTGAGGCTAAAAGCACTGAAATTAATAGCAGTCAAATTGAAAACATTAAATACCTGCTTAACATATATCTGCCAGCCAACATGATCTATGAGATTAGAGTGGCGCTAAACAGAGCTGAAGTTAGTAACGATTTTAAAGTTGGTTTGGGGACTTGGCTGAAAGCAACAACTGCAGTGCAAGCCAACGTTTCTCAGTTTATTAATTAGAAAGGAGGAGCAAAGATTTGTCGAAATACAATAAAACGATTTTAACCAATGCAGGTCTTGATTTAGCTGCTAAAGCCAGTTCTGGTAAAACCAAGTTCACGATTACTAGGGCTGCCACATCAACTGAAAAATTGGCGGATAAGAGTATCAGCGAGTTGCAACAGTTGACGGCACTACCTAGCCTGATGCAGTATGGCGAGATTAATAATGTCGCAGATTCTGCACAGGATAAAAGCATTGTCATTGGAACTGAACTTATTTTTAACAACAAGGATTTATCAAACAGCTACAATATCAATACCGTTGGTTTATTTGCAAAAGAGGATGGCAGTGATAAGGAATTTCTTTATGCTTTAACTACGGCTTTGGAACCAGAAACTATGCCTGACTTCAAGGATAAAGTATTATTCAAGTTCAACTTAACAATGTTTGTGGTAGTCGGTCAGACTGATAATGTCACAGTTGATGTCACTGACAATGGTGTAGTTACGCAAGAGCAACTAGCTAAGGCTGTTCAGGCTTTGCCACAGAAGCAGGATATTACCAATCTATTCAACAAAATTGATATAGAGATTAACTCACTTCATCAAACGATTAACAATGATATTAAAAATTTAACAGCCCTTAACAGCGATAGTGGCAATAATATCTATAATACGAAAATTGACCTTGATACGTTCTCAACGGTTGGGATAAGCAAGTTTCTTGGGTGCCAATTGCAGTCTGACGGCAAAATGGCAGGCTTTGATGCAACGCAAGGCAATTTATATGGTTGGATATTTGATGTTCCTAAGTGGAATGGTGCAAATACGTACGAGCAAATTGTCTACATTAGCGACTACGGTCAAGGAAGCCTAACATACGTGCGCACCAAAGCCGATGCAACGAGCAAGGAAGCCTTTCTCAAAATTGCAAATGACAAGGATTTAGACAAAATCCATACAATTTCAAATCCAATTTTAAAAGATAATAAAACTAACCCTGATTCTTTAACAGAACCAGGGATTTATTATTCTAAAAATGGTTTTAATTTCGCTAAGAATGACATACCTGATGGCTATCGGAGTGATGGTAAGACATATATTTTCGTATTGGAGGGTGAAAACCCAGGGTATTCATTGAACTATTTTCAGCAATTCATGTTTCAAGCTACTAAATTTAATTTTGAGTGCTGGTACAGAGCTGGCTATAAATATGGCAGTGATGCTTACTATACAGTCAGCTTTGTTAACATGAAAGACATCTTCGGGAAGATGAAGCAGATCAGCCTTAATGGTGGCACAGCAATCAGTCCAAACGATAATGGTGTAGCTAATATTAACGTTGTCACAAAGGTTGACAACACAGCTCCTGACAACAATGGCAATGTGAATACTGACCACTACACAAAAGCTGAATCTGACAAGCGTCACAATGATCTGATTTCTAGGATTGAAATTCAGGAAAATAAGGAAATTGTCCACCAGTGTGATGATCTAGACAGTGGCATTGCATACTCAAAAGCGCATCCGAATGTTTTTGTGGCAACACCATAAGAGGAGGTAATGGAATGTTGATGAATGGCAAAGAAGTTAACAATCTAATTATAGCAGGACAACAGTTTTCAGCTGTTAAAAATTCTTTGATCGGAACCAATGTCCAAGTTAAAAAGGGGCAAACAGTATACTATGTTGGCGATGTTTCATTAGCTACGACAGGACGCTTTTCAATAGGTTCTACTTCCAAAGATGAAATAGTGCCAGTTAAGCAATGCCTATTTTTGATAAAAAAAACTAAACCTGAAGATGGAGAATATTGGATTCAGGTTCAAATTAGTTTTTCGGGCGAAGGAAATAAGTTTTTTTACGTTTCAACGCCATGTTATATAAGGCTGTCGGATATTACCATCAAAAGTGAAGTGGGGGGGGTAAATAGTCCCTCCTATTTACTAATAATATATAACATGAGGGAGGTGGCTCCCTTATGTTAATGAATGGCAAAGAAGTTAATCATTTGATTATAGATGGAGAAACATTTGATAAAAGTTATGTCGGTCGCAAAGTTCGATTACTTAAAGATTGCCTTCAAAGAGGATATATTAGCAATAGTTTTGGTGACCATTTAGTCGCTGAAGGCAACGCTGGCACAATGTTAGCTGGGTCAGAAAATACTATAATTGCAACATATAAAGATTGGGTATCAATTTATGGCGGTTGGGTAAAAAAATCAGATGTAGAGCTGATAAATTAAATTAAGGAGAGTTAAGATGGCAGAAACAAGTATTAATAATAGTTTTAAGCAAGTGTATATTTCATTTGCACAAGTTCCTTTTGCGTTTGGTTTTATTCCAAAAAGTGCGACAGTAAACTACCCATTTGTTGAGGAAGCGCCAGACCCAAATTTTAAATTTCCAATGTATGATTGGAATAACTATCGTTGGTTTGACGCTGATGGTAAAGTTCAAGGTCAACAATTGGCAGAAATGGCAGAAAGCATTAAGCAATTAAAAGATGATATTGCCAATGGCAAACTAAGCAATGAGGCTCTTAACCAGCAGCTAGGTACATTAGTAGGCTTAGTATCGCAAGGTGCTATTGCACAACAGGCATCACAGCCAAGCACTGATGACAAGGCTGATACTGCAACAGAATCTGATGGAGGTGCAAAATAATGAACATAATGAACGCATTTGAGTCGCTTTACAAATATCTCTTTAGCGTCAATGTATACACCAAAGCTATGATTGCTGGATACGTAGGCAAGACCATTGATGAGAAGGCATATAAGGAAATAACAGGTGATGACTATGTGGCACCGTCTGCTTAGTAATATTAATGAGAACCACGATCAGACCATAGCAGGTGGCACCATTTTAGCCATTGGCATCGCTTTGCTACGTGATAGGAACTATTTCTATTGGCCACCAGAGTGGACACTTTTTATGAACGATAAAAGACTTGACCTAGCAATAATATTACTAGGTCTTTTAATTACCGCTGATTCTATGTTTAAGAAGAGAAATAGAGGTTGGCGCATGTTTATCTTGATTTTGGGTGCCTGGACTTTGTGGTTTTTAATCGGCTTGCAACTGGGACATGCTTTTGGTGTGGGCGAATTTCGCATGGATATAACAGTGATTGTTGAGACCGCAATATCATTATTATGCCTATATAGTATTTATCAAAGTTAGAGAGGTGGTTGTGTGCATGATGTTAGTACTCTAATTTATGTACTAGGAACACTAATCGAAGCAGCTGCTACCTTTTTAGCTGTGACACACACATCACATAAGGAGGACACAGACGACATTATTAAGAACCTCAATATTGAAAGAGATAATTTTAAACAGGATTATCTTTATGAACGTAAAAAAAGACTGGAAATACAAGAAAAATACGAAGAATTAAAAAAGAAGCTAGAGAACACTATTTAGTGTTCTTTTTTTGTCGAAAGGAATAAAAATGACTCAATTTATTAATTTGTTAAATTCATTATTGCCATACGTTGTCCTATTAGCAGTCGGCATTGTTTCTGTCTATCAATATGCTAAACAACACAATCCAGCATTTGCCGAAAAAATGAAATGGCTGTATGACGTAGCGCAATATATCGTTACGCAACAGGCAACGCATACCGATATCACGGGAGCAGAGAAGAAGCAGGCAGCAACTGACGCTTTACTAGAACAAGCAAAGGCTTCGAAAGCAAAAATAACTAAAGAAACAGCTGAGGGCATGGTTGAGAAGGCTTATCAAGAAGGTGTTAAAAATGAAGCTAAATAAAAAGTATGCATTGTCTGCAAATGAAGGTGCGTCTGCTCTTGCTAAAAGAGATATTATTGTAGCTCATTCAACGGCAACACCTAATGGTGAAGCGTGGGCAATTGCTCACAACATGAAAGCTGGCATTAATACCGCACAGACCTACGTGCATTTGGTCGTTGACGACAAAGAGTGCTACCTGGTAGGTGGCTTAGGCTATGTAGCGTGGGGTTGTGGTTACTATGGCAATCAATTATCGCCAATGCAAATCGAGCTGTGTGAATTTAGCAATAAGACTCGAGCAAAGAAAGCCTACCGTAACTATATCGGGCTAATTCGTGAGTATGCTAAAAAGTACGGTATTCCGTTAACACTTGATACTTCTGCAAAACGTGGTGTAAAAACGCACAACTGGATCACTCAGCACTTAGGTAACACTGACCATTCTGATCCGTATGGCTATTTGTCAAGTATCGGCATTAGTAAGGCACAGTTTGCCCACGACGTTGCTCATAGTGTAGGTGGCACAGCACCTGCAGCAAAAAAGCCTGCTAAAAGTGCAAGCAACAAATCAAAATGGGTTAAGAAGCCAGGAACTTTTATTTTAGGAAAAGCACTTAAACTACATACCTCACCACACATTAGCGCACCAGCAATTGCTAAATTGCCAAAGGGCAGCGCGATTAAGTATGATGCTGTCTTACAAGGCCCAAAGAGATTATGGCTAAGGCAGCCACGTGTCAATGGCTACGGCTACATTGTCGGAAAAGATAAGTATGGTAAAGCAATGGGGAAATTTAAATAATATATAATTAAGCCACTCAGATTAATTTCTAGGTGGCTTATTTTTGTTGTGTTAAAGTATCAGTTTTATGCATTCTTAAAGCCATACATACTATATATAGAAAATTATTCTTAAAGCACTACTATATATTCCAATAACTTAAAATTTAATTGACATTATTATTCTAATACTATTTAATTATCTCTGGTTAAATTACTTTAAGGGAAAAATGAAATATATGAAATATAATAATCAAGAGGATTTTCCAGACTCTATCAAATATCAATGCCCGCCAAAGGAAGCTAAGCAATTTCAAGGAAAAATTTATAGATTTTCTAAAAAAGTCAATAATAAAACTGATAGCAAAGATTGGATATCAGACTCAAAAATTAAACATGCATACAATAAATGGAGATCTGCTAATAATTATGAACTAATGTGTCAGTCATCAGGGTATTCATGCTTTCTCTCAGAGAAACAAGCTAAAACAGCATTTATTAAAATGGCTAAAAACAATAAAGCAATCAAAAAGAAATTTAAAAGTTTTTATTATGTAGCAGTGAATAAGGCCGATGGTGTTTTACTTGATACCACCAATTATAAAAAAAAGTATAAACATTTTACATTCTGGATGTCTAGTAAATCAGATATAGCTACACAACATTTTCAAGTAACCAAATTACAGGCATAATTATGAGAAAAATAAAACATGTTCCTTTTAAACAAATAAACATTTATCATATTTACGATTATTATGATGAACCTATTCTATATTCTTTTGCTAGTGAGACTGGCGAACTTTTTGTCGCTAACTTTATCGATTATGAAGAAAATAGCGATACTGATGTGTGGGCATTTTTGCCAGTAACATTTGATAAATTACGTCATTTGGAAAATAGTGATATTTCTTTGTTAGACTTATATAAGAATCCGGTTTCACAAATTACTTATATTGAAAAGAAAAACACTAATCAAGATGAATTTTTCATTGAAGAAACAGCTAAAATTAAATCAAGTTGTTTACCTGATGAAGATTCTTTTATAGAATATGAAGACATTTCAACATTAAAAAATTCAATAATATCTGATCAAATTAGTAAAGATAATAGGTATGGTCTAAATATTTCTATTCGGCCGATTCGGTTTATACATGAAATTTCTGTTAGTATGTATACAATTTTTTTAAAAGAACTTCAAAATTTATTAATCGCTATTAAACAGCCCAAAAACTTCAAAACTTTGATAAAGAGATATGTGGAAGATACCACAACGCAGCTTCAAGTGGCAGGAACTTATCCTGGATCTTTTGGTACTAAGCTACTTTCAAATGGTGTGTCTTCACTAATAAATGACGATGAGGCTTTGCCATATAAAAAGCTTGTAGAGCTATTTCAAGAAACACAAAATGGCAATAAAATAGATTCAAATGAGATAGTAGAAAAATATGGCTGGCTTGTTCTTGAGCATCTAAATAAATTTTCTGAGTGTATTACAGGAGTAAAAGGAGGGAAAATCCAAGCAGAAATACCACGACCAGGAGAAAAAACTGAAATCTTGGATTCACATTTTACTCCTAATAATATTAGTAAATTTATAAATAAAGTTGATGAATTATCTCATACTACAGATGAGGAAACTAAAACTATGAGCGGATATTTAACACGTTATGATTTTAACCAAAAGAAGTTTACTTTAACTGTTATAGGTGAGAATGATAAATCTTTTAATTATAATGGAATTGTCAAAACAGAAAGAGAAAAATTTGTTATTCCAGCTTATGGTCAAGCAAAATTAAACGTAATTGTAAGTTCAGATCATCTTAATAGAGTCAAAGAACGTGTTACTTATGAACTTTTATCATGGGAAAGTAGTGACGAAGCAGATTAATATAATTAAAAAAGTTAAATTAAACCACTTTAGGTAAAACTAGGGTGGCTTTATTTTTGTGCAATAAAAAAGCTTCCACTTGGGAGCTACTATAAGTAAATAAAGCTACATGCTAGCTTCATAATAACGATATCTCTGTTCAACTAAAGAAAAAAACTGTTGATAAGAAAATACAGTTCGACATTGTCGGCTAAGTCAAAGGGTATGATGGCGATAAGATTGTTATCGGGGATACTGAGATAGAGTTAGGTAATACTAATCATATTGAGATTAATTAATATTTGACGATGTTCGCCAAAATGTTCGCCAACTTTATATTTAATAATTTTAGCAAACATAAAAATTATCGAAAATTATTGATATATAAAGAAACTAGCTTTAACTATTTTTATCTATTATCTTTATTTACGCCCCTCACCTCCATATAATCTATGTTGTAAATGCTGACTTTACCGCATTTAAGCATAATGATGGATTAAAAATGGACTAAACGGTGCTTATCATTAGCATTGTTTAGTCCATTTTTTATTTATAGCGTATCAAGTATTTCTTCAATGCGGTTATCAGTTTTAGCTTTTAGTTCGTCAATCATATGAGCATAAACTTTTGCTAAAGTTATCAAAATATTACAAGTGGCCGTGTAAAGAAATAATTTTTTAGTAAGTGTCAAGTTGAAAGTTAAGGTCGTTAGATATTAAATTAAAAAAACATATTTTTACTTTCTGAAAAATAGTTATATAATTTTTCTAATTACAGGTTGATTTTGGAATGTGTGATACAAATATGAATTTTAATCGCTTAATAAGTTGGTGTAATAGTTTTCAACTAGGATCTTTAGCTGATTGGGTGGGCATTATTTTTAGTTTAGTCAGCATTATGACTGTGTATTTTCAAACTAAAAAGCAAATTAACAATGAAATAAAACTGAATAAAGAAAAGGCTCGACCCGTTTTTAGTTTAGGATATTGGACAGTAGAAAATGTAGTTCAGCCAGAAATAAGATCTTTTTTTTCGGAGTTTAATAATCTATATGCTACAGAGGTTAGAATAAATTTACGTAAACATATTTACAATCACGGGAATGTTCTTGAAATTTATAATCCATCTATGGTACCAATTTTGTTTGTCAAGCTTATGATAAGATATAAATTAAAGATATCTGGTATACAAGATGAAACTTTTTATATAGGTAGGATAGAGCCGAGTGAAAGAATAAATTGTATACCTATCCAATTTGCCTTTCCTGATATTAATATTTCTGATTTTAAAAAATTGACGAAGGAGCAAAAAGTTTATGTTCACGATAAAGAAGTTATAGTAAGTCCTTCGGTAGTACATAATATTACTCTTTGGTATACAACTTCTGAAAATGAGCATCTTAAATGTGAATTTGTTGAAGATAATAATCTTGGATGCTTACGGTTAATCAATATTAAAGAAATTAAGCTTGATAGTAAGGATTATAGTACACAAGGCTTCTATGAAAGTGATTCAAAAATTTGGAAAATGAAAGACTTGAACGATTTTTTCATAGATGAAAAATTAGATGAAATTAACAGAAAAAAAGGAATTTATCCAAGTTTTAATAAGAAATAA